TTTACAGTAGGGGAAATTCTGGCCATGGTGGATGCAATGCGGCCGAACAATGTGGATAGGGAAGCAAAAATACAGTATCTCAACGAAGTAGAGGCGGAAGTATTTGACTTGTACCTTGGCTTTAAGCGTGGCAAGGAAGTAGAGATTAAACCTATCAATGGGCGGGCGTTCCTCCATGGGGAGACGGACACGCTGGAAGGCTATACCAATGCAGAGGGAGAGGCAAAGACGGAGCCGGAGGGAAAGCTTACTATCATGGGCACTAGTCCGTATCGGATTGTAGAGCCACTAGGGAAAATGAAGGAAAGCGAGCCTATGAGACTGCTTCCTTCCCTAAAATCCTATACACAGGGGGATGAGGACGCTGTAGTTATCCTAGACAGTAGGTTTTTAGGAATCTATACAAACTATATTAAAGCGAAAATAGACTATGCAGAGGATGAGATAGAAAGCTATACCAATGCGGTACAGGCATACAATGCCGAGAAGGAAGCATGGCTGTCCTATCTTAACCGCTACTTAGTCCATGGAGAAAGAAAAGCAAGGGGGTTGATTTAATGAGATTCAAGCCAATGCAACCGATAGGAAAAAGCAAGCAGATGATAGGCGTATTTGGTGGCCTGAATCAGTCAAGCGTAGGGGCGGATAATGAGTTTTTGGACATGAAAAACGTGTCGTCAAGGCTTTATCCGTCCTTGACTGCACCTGTAGCAAATGATGATTTCTATACTGCTGAAAAGCCTTGCCAGATTTTTGTTAAGAATGAAATTTACCTTATCGATGAAAACTCAATAATGCGACAAAGGAAAAACGGTAGCAAAAGAACACTGAATTTGTACAGAAATAAACTGGATAGAACGCTTGTAGGCATGGGGGCGTATATCTGCATATTCCCGGATAAGCAAGTCTATAACACCGCAACAGGGGAATTGTTGGACATGGAAGCCTCTTACACGCAAAGCGGCAGTATCTCCATTGCTCCTGTATCTGAAGGCTCCAGCTTTGTAAAGATTCAAGGAGCCAACTTGGGGAAAGCCTTTAAGAAAGATGATGTTGTTACCCTGTCCGGCTTTACGCAATACACGGATGTACTGAACGGGGCAAAAGCTATTAAGGAAATAGGGGATAACTTTATTGTTATCACGGCAGTAGATGAGAACGGCGCTGCACTTCGTAGCATTACGGAGGAACGCGGGGTAAAGATTGAGAGAAAGCTTCCGGATTTAGACTTTGTTTGCGAGTTCAATAATCGCCTGTGGGGTTGCTCCAGCGCAAATCATGAGATTTACGCTTCAAAGCTGGGCGATCCTACCAACTGGAACAGCTACCAAGGTACGGCGGCGGACAGCTACGCGGTGTCCGTAGGAAGTGATGGGGATTTTACAGGCGTTATATCCCAGCAAGGGTATGTTGTGTTCTTCAAAGAAGACTATATCCATACTATCTACGGAACAAAACCATCTAATTTTAGCCTCGATACCGTACAGGCAAGGGGAGTGGCGAAAGGGTGTAGTAGGTCGCTTTGCCATGTGAATGAGACGGTGATGTATGTAGGGCGTGATGCCATTATGGCGTATACCGGGGGAATGCCGGAATCCGTATCAGACAAGCTAGACCTTAGATGGACTGGAGCCGTAGCGAATCAATGGAAAGGGATGTATTTTGTTGACTTAATACTGGGCGATACAAGAACGACTTACGTATATGATTTGAAAAATAACCTTTGGACGAAGGAAGATAGCCACACCAACAAGCTAATTAGTAGATTCTATTCCAATGGCGTTTTGTATGAAAGCTACGCTGATGATAGAGATTTGCATAGTCGAGCGATTGGCTTAAGTGATGGAAAGTGGTTTGATGTTGACTGGTATTTGGAGTCCGTGTATCTGGAGGAAGGAACAATCGACCAGAAGAAAGTCCATTCCTTGCAATTCAATGTAGAGTTGGAGACGGATGCCTATTTTGCTGTCTATGTGAGGTATGACAATGATGTTACTTGGAGAAGGGTTGCTTCAATCACGGCAGATAGGCGGAACACCTACACAGTGCCGTTAAAGCTAAAGAAATGCGAAAGATACCAGTACAGACTGGAAGGGCATGGCTGGTTTATCCTGTACGGCATGAGCAAGACCATAGGGAAAGGAAGCGAGAGATGAGCGTATTTAGCGTTCCAAGGATAGATATAGGCGAGATTAACGACTTGGAGAAGGTCAAGGCGTATCTTGACGAGTTGAATAAGAAAATCCGGTATCTATCGGAAAATGTGGATCATGACAATATGTCACCGGCTGAGTACAGGAAATTCTTTCAAAGCGGGGAGAAGGCTGTCGAGCTTATCCAAAGCATGGACAGATTCTCCTTGGCACTGGAAAACAGCGAAGAGAAGCTGAAGGCTGGTATTGAACAGACTGCAAGAGAGATTAGCTTATATGCAAAGAGCGGGGATGTGGTAAATGCGGTAAACATATCCAAAGATAAAATCCATATCAGAGGAACAGCTTTACAGGTCTACTCTGAAAATTTCCGGCTAGATAGAGAAGGAAACCTAACGCTTTCCGGGGAAATCTATGCAGAGGCGGGCAATTTCGGCGGATTCCAGATTGTGAAGGAGGGGAATACAGAGTTCCTAAGGGGCGACACTATATCGGCGTGCGGACTTGGCGGAACAACTGTGAATGTAAGGGGGCAGTTGGATATTACCACGGATAAGGATATTACCGGGTGCCATGTGGATTTTAGTAACTGCAATGTGCAAACCTCCACAAATACCTATTTCGGCTGGTTCTACTGTGAGGATGTGGTCTGCACCTCTTCCGTACAGGCAAATTGCGGCCAGTGCAACGAAGCATACATTGACGGATTGCTGGATTGCTTTGATGTGTACTCGAATAACCGGGGTATGGCATGGAGTGACAGGCGATTGAAGAAGGACATTAAGCCTATTGAGAACGCCTTAGAGTACATTTTATCCTTGCGGCCTGTTGAGTACCGCCTAAAGGGCGATTCTTGCGTGCATTACGGCTTTATAGCACAGGATATCCTTGCCGGGGGAGACCCTTACGGACTAGTAGGCGAGATGGAAAACGGCTATTACGCCTTAGATTATGAGGGATTCAACGGCGTAATCTGCAAAGCGATTCAAGAATTGAGAAACTTTGAGACGCTTTGAGAAAAAATAGGGAGGAAAATTTCTCATGCTTTATAAAGCTGAAAGCCCTAATAGCATAAAAAGCGCTAGGGATGTGGAAGGACATATAACAAGAATCAATAGGGCGGTGCAGAATGTATTTTCCTCACTGGATCCGGAAGACAATTTCAGTACGGAGGAACTGCAGCGGTATCAAGAAACAAAGCATTTTGCTTCCATGCTGGAGGTAAGGGGGAACGGACTTAGGACTGTCTATACAGACCTTGTAAATAAGGCAAAGACGGAATACGAACAGCAAATGGAGCAGATAAGGCTTGCTCTATCAATGGGAGACATAACACACACAATCACTTTTTCAGAGGAAGCTATATCCATCGAGGGAGAGAGACTGGACATATCTACACAGAACTTTGTCCTAACCGATACGCAAGCCGTAGCCAAGGGGGAAATCCATGCTAAAGGTGGAGAAATTGCCGGATGGAGAATCCAAACTACCGGGAATCATACGTCTTGGGCGGGCGGAAGCAATTCTAAGATAGAGGCACGGTCTATTGTTGCTGACTACGGAGAAGGAAGGACGATAAACGCCTACGGAAACGTGAATATTAATGCAACATTCAAGGGGAATTTTGAGGATATCAATGTAAGCGGGGCAAAGTTCCTAGGCGGGTTCTCCTGTTCCGCTATGGAATCCTCCAAAAGGCTTACTTGCGGAAGCATGAGAATCTACACCACACAAAGAGCATACGGAGAAACTATCCCAAAGGCTCCAACGCGACCTTCTAAGGATGAGCTGAATGCAGATAACAAAGAGACGTACCCTGGCCGATACAATACCAACATTGACCCAGAGGGCGGTCTGGTGGTTTCCGGAAATATCGAATGCCAGAAGGTACGATCCAGCACGGCAAATTCTACATGGTCAGATATTAGGCTGAAGGAAAATATTCGAGGGATTGAGACGGAAGAAAGTAGCCTTTTGCTTAGGAATATTTCTCCGAAAAGCTTTACATTTAAGGGGAGCGGTAATCGCTCGACTGGCTTTATCGCGCAAGAAGTAGACAAGAGATTTACAAAGGAAATGCAAGGGGGAATCCTTGCGCTGGATGTTGACTCTATCACTTGTTGCTTAGATAAAATTCTTCATAACATGGGGGAAAGATATGGATGAGATGACAAAAATACGGAACCTTCTCTTGCAAAACCAGAAGATTATCCGCTATGCCTCTGAAAACGTATCTTTCCCCGCCTCCTTTTCAGAGGATTTTATAAGGGACTATGAGGAAACGGAAAAGGCTATAAAGGAATTTGAAATTAACTACGAGAAGATTTTGTTCCGCTTTAAGAGATTTGATAGCAATGTAGAGACCTACTTTGAAAATACGAGCAACATTCTACAGCTTGGCGTAAAGAAAAAGGATGTTGTAAGCAAGCTAAACACGGAGCTATCCCTTGGAAAACATATAGAACTCATAGGGAAAAGGTTCTTAGTGAATACTAAGCACCTAACCATAAATGAAAGCGGCATGAGATTTAAAGGTACGGTAAACGCCACCACCGGGAGCCTAGGGGGATTTACCATTAGCGGGAATACCTTAGTCGGTGCAGAGAATACGGCGATTGGATCCGGAACAATCGAGGCACACTATATGAACCTCAGAGGGGCAACGGCGGAGAATATCGACTGTAACCCGGATAATATCCAAGGGAAGCCTGTAACAATGACCTCTAACAGGAGGATAGACAAGGAAAGCAAGGAAAGTTCCACAACGTCCTTCAAGGGGGAACTGTATGTTTCCGGGGTTATAGATGCGACCTATGGCTGGAATCAAGAGGTAGACTCTGACGGCGTTCCTCACGGGACACTTCCGAACTTTAGCTTTGATGTTCTCCATGTGAAAGGCGCTTGCACCTTGGCGGGAAGGAGTGGAGCAAAAACCCCCGCGAACCGTGCCAGGTGTTCGGAAATATTTAACGAAACAGGGGAATCATGGTCGGATATAAGGCTTAAGGAAGGAATCAAGGATATAGACGGAGAGAAGGTTCTATCCCTTTTCCGGAGATTGCGGCCAGTTGAATACCAGCTAAAGGGAAATGCGGATAGAAAGATAGGATATATCGCACAGGAACTTGATAAGGCATTTAAGGATTCCGACCTTCCAAGCATTGTAAGGCAAGAGGGGGAATATTTGACGGTACCATACGCGGAAATGATTCCTCTAAGGGTAAAGATGATTCAAGAACTATACAGGAGGATAAAGGATGGAAACAAGGGAAAAGGAACTCATGAAGGCGGCGGAACTACTTAACCGGGTAAACGTAAGCGGGATTCAAAACATGGTAAACATCGTTACAGCCTATCAGCTAATTACCGGTATGGCGACAGTAGAGGAAAAGGGGGAAGAAGATGGCGCTAAGTAATTCAATCGTAGACTATTTAAACCAAAGGGGACAGGGAAGTTCCTACGCTGCAAGAAAGCAACTGGCCAATCAAATGGGAATGACAGGCTACACAGGAACGGCAAGCCAGAACATTAGCCTTTTAAATCAGTTAAGAAACGGCGGAGGGAATAACAATCCTTCAGCGAATGTAATGGCTGGGGTAAATCAGCAAGCGCCTGCTCCTGTAAATCCCCCAGCGCAGAATGTAAGCACCAGCACCAGCGAAAGCGGGAAGGTAAGTTATCCCACAAGGGGATATACACCATCTGAACAGGTGGACAAGGCATATAAGGCGTACACGGCACGATTAGGATCTATGCCGGGAGACTATAGCGAATCCGAATATGTGGATGCCAGAAGAGAACAGCTAAAGAAGGTAGAAGGGGAGCGGCCAGACCCTTTTAAGTCTAAGTATGAAGCGCAGATTTCCAGCTTACTGGACGGAATCTATGGGGAAAAGAAATTCTCCTATACCGGGAAAGACCTTCAGAATGACGACCTATATAAGATGTATGCCCAGAGATACACAGACTCCGCAAGACGGGCAATGCAAGACACAATGGCGAACGCACAGGCGCAGTCCGGGGGCTATGGTTCTACATACGCCCAGCAAGTAGGACAGCAAGCCTATGATACCACCATGGGCGGATTGAATGATAAGGCGCTGGAGTTTAGAGACAAGGCTTATCAAATGTATAGGGATGACCGGGCTAATCGGTATAACCAGCTTCAAGCTTTCCAAGGACAGGATAACACCGACTATAGCCGTTACAGAGACACTGTAAGCGACTGGATGAATGATAGAAATTACTATCTCAATGCCCTTAATGGCGAGATGGCTAATGACTTAAATGTCTACAATGCCAATAATTCCAACTACTGGAACGGTACGAATCACTTAGCCGGGCAGTACAATGCCGACAGAAGCGCAGACCTAAGCGCATACCAGCATGACAAGGCTGAGGAGCAATGGGCGAAGGAATACGCCATGAAGAAAGAAGCGCAGGAACTTGATAACGAACTTTCTCGGTTGAATATCGAAAAGACAAAGCAAGCGCTTGCGCAGATGGCACTAGGCGGAGCCGGTGGCGGTGGGGGCCGTTCCGGCGGAGGCGGCAGAGGCGGGAGAAGAGGGAGGGAAGGGGAGCAAACGGGAGGGGAGGG